GAAGCCGGATTACTGGCATCAACAGGAAGTACAGGCGACTCGTATGACAACGCGATGGCGGAGAGCATCAATGGTCTTTACAAAGCGGAGGTAATACACCGTAAGAGCTGGAAAAACCGTGCAGAAGTGGAACTGGCCACACTCACGTGGGTGGACTGGTATAACAATCGACGATTGCTGGAAAGGCTGGGCCATACTCCTCCGGCAGAAGCAGAAAAAGCTTATTATGCTTCCATCGGAAACGATGATCTGGCAGCCTGAGTTCACAGATAAAACACTCTCCAGGAAACCCGGGGCGGTTCAGCTTGATTAGGATGTCTTTCCATCAGTCCGCCACCACAAAGAATCTTTTTTTGCCATAAGGCAGGAGGTTCATCTTTCAGTGGCTGCCAGTGTTATTTCCCCACTTACTGGCTTGGGTTGTTTCGCTGTACTGCCGTAACTGGTTACCCAGAATAAATTCCGGTTTCATTATCAAGCCCACCAGTAGATAGGCTTTGTAATGAACTGGCTCTTATCTCAACGCAGCCCCTTACCGCGCGCCAGATGCTCAATATCAAGCATCAGCAATGAGATGTTTAATCTGGATTCACTCCAGAAGTGATCACCACCCTGTCTACAGAGCCAGATGTGAAGGATGATGAGTAAAATTATCGCTATCATCGAAGGCATTGCGTCCTGATGTATTCCTGCAGGTAGTTAACCTGCGCGGTTATCCTGTCGATTCCACTTCGGAGACGGTAATAATTGAGTTCAGCATCTGCTGTAAGTCTTGGGCTTTCTCCATCGCCCATGCCGCTGGCTCCGGTCGTTGACTTTGCACAGGTGGCGGCGACCTGCAGGCGCTTACGCCCAGCAGAAACATCAGCACGGAGACTTTCGATAGTCGCGTTAGCATCAGCAAGCTCCTTTGTGTATCTTGCATCGAGCGCAGCAACATCACGCTGACGCATCTGCATGTCAGTAATTGCCACGTCGCCAGCTTCAGTTCTCTGGCATTTTTGTCGCGCTGGGCTTTGTAGGTAATGGCGTTATCACGGTAATGATTAACAGCCCATGACAGGCCGACGATGATGCAGATAACCAGAGCGGAGATAATCGCGGTTACTCTGCTCATACCTCAATCTCTCTGACCGTTCCGCCTGCTTCTTTGAATTTTGCAATCAGGTTGTCAGCCTTATGCTCGAACTGACCATAACCAGCGCCCGGCAGTGAAGCCCAGATATTGCTGCAACGGTCGATAGCCTGACGGATATCACCGCGATCAATCATCGGTAAAGCGCCACGCTCTTTAATCTGCTGCAATGCCACAGTGTCCTGGCTTTTCGGAGAGAAGTCTTTCAGGCCAAGCTGATTACGATAGGCATCCCACCAACGGGAAAGAAGCTGGTAACGTCCGGCTGCTGTTGATTTGAGTTTGGGGTTTAGCGTGACAAGTTTGCGAGGGTGATCTGAGTAATCAGTGAATAGCTCTCCGCCTACAATGACGTCATAACCATGATTTCTGGTTTTCTGCCGTCCGTTATCAGTTCCCTCTGACCACGCCAGCATATCGAGGAACGCCTTACGTTGATTATTGATTTCCACCATCTTCTACTCCGGCTTTTTTAGCAGCGAAGCGTTTGATAAGCGAACCAATCGAGTCAGTGCCGATGTAGCCGATGAACACGCTCGTTATATAAGCGAGATTGCTACTTAGTCCGGCGAAGTCGAGAATGTCACGAATGAACCAGGCGATAATGGCGCACATCGTTGCGTCGATTACTGTTTTTGTAAACGCACCGCCATTATATCTGCCGCGAAGGTACGCCATTGCAAACGCAAGGATTGCCCCGATGCCTTGTTCCTTTGCCGCGAGAATGGCGGCTAACAGGTCATGTTTTTCTGGCATCTTCATGTCTTACCCCCAATAAGGGGATTTGCTCTATTTAATTAGGAATAAGGTCGATTACTGATAGAACAAATCCAGGCTACTGTGTTTAGTAATCAGATTTGTTCGTGACCGATATGCACGGGCAAAACGGCATGAGGTTGTTAGCGCAGCCTCTTGCCACCCGCTTTCACGAAGGTCATGTGTAGAAGGCCGCAGCATAACTATCACTGATGAATTCAGGATAGCCAGTGGCTACGGCTCAGTTTGGGTTGTGCTGTTTCTGGGCGGCGATGACGCCTGTACGCATTTGGTGATCCGGTTCTGCTTCCGGTATTCGCTTAATTCAGCACAACGGAAAGAGCACTGGCTAACCAGGCGCGCCGACTCTTCACGATTATCGACTCAATGCTCTTACCTGTTGTGCAAACAAAAAAGCCACCGTTGCAACTTAAGAGTCACTAACGGCAGCTTACCCTCTAATTATGGCTAAATGGCTAATTGCATGTCAAGGTTTTTAACAGCAACATGCTTAACTTTCTCAACACGTTTACGCATTTTGAAAGCATTTTGCATTGGCTGGTACAAAACAAATAACGACGCTTTCAGGATGTCGTCAATTTCGTTTCTACAGGTTGCCAGTGAAGGTTTTCTCCATCCCTCGCCACCACGTCCACACATCTTGCGTGGCTTTGCAGTCGCGTGATAGTAGGATGCAATTGCTCGCTTAGATGAACCATGAGCGTAGTAGCTGAGGAGGATGCCAAAGGCTTTCTTGTCAATGCACATGACGGAATCGACGACCTGAGAAATCAACATTCCATCATCATCATTGCACATTGGCCTTGTCATAACTCTTCCCGGCTCTACGCTCTCCATGAACTTCGCTATTACGCTGCTCATGCGCTTTTCCAGACGACCTGAATAAACCCATGCGCCCCACAGTTCAAGCCAGCCATTCAGCCACTCATGCTGCTCTTTGGTGAGGTTTAGTTCTCTTATTCCCATGCGCCTTCTCCCTGTACCTGAATCAATGTGAGGTTTCCGCAGAACACTGCGCCGGTATCGATATACATCTGGTTGGCAAACTTGAGTGGTTTCACTGCTGGCGTATGACCAAAGATGAACATGTCCGCGCCTTTGATTTCTTTCACGATCCCGTCTTGTGAGTTGCTGATTCGTTCGCGATTCCAGATTACCTGCTGATGATCAACTGGCTTTCCGAACTCGTATTCGTCACAAGGATAATCGGCGTGGCAGATGACATATTTTTTCCTTTACTCACCAGTTCGATTATTAACGGAAGTTCATCTGCTTTATGGGCAAGAGCTTTAGCCAGAATTTCTTTGTCGTAATCGAGATTAAAGAACCAGCCACCGCCATTAAGCAGCCAGTGATTAACGTTTCCACGCTCTGATAAGCCATCAATCATCATTTGCTCATGGTTTCCACGTACAGCTCTGAACCAGGGGAATGTGATTAATTCCATACATTCGACGTTCTCTGTACCGCGATCAACCAAATCGCCAACCGAGATAAGCAGGTCTTTTTTGGTGTCGAATCCTATCGCCTCCAGTTTTTTCATCAGGTTCGTGTAGCATCCGTGCAGATCGCCAACTACCCAAATATTTCGGTATTTGCTGCCATCAATTCTTTCGTAATAGCGCATCTCTTTCACTCCATCCGCGATGAACCATAAGAACGTCGTTGACGATGGCGTGCATTTTCCCGTCTTTATCATCAACGTATTTTCTGACCGTGCCGCGACTACATTTCAGTCTGCGTGCTACTTCTGTCTGGTTTCCGTATGCTTCAACGAGCATGTCTGGAATGGTTTTTACTGAGAACGTCATGCGGCCTCACTTCTGCTATTTCGCAGGTCTTTGAGTTTCTGCTGATACTCCGCCTTGATCGCCTTGCACTCTTCGACAGTCCAGCGATGGCGGTTATGGTTTGATTCGATTTCGTCTACTGCTTCCTGCCCGATGCGATTAATCAGTTCGACGCGATACGGAACGAGATTTCCGCTTTTGTGCTGGTTGCACACCACGCATTGCTTGTGAATATTGCGTTCATCAAATCGGAGTTGAGGTGCCGCAGCAGTTGTCCGGTAATGTCCGGCATCCCACTGAGCAGACGTGAGCGTTCCGCACGAGATACATGGTAAGTCGCGGTCTCTTTCTCTGATGAAGGCGTTTACGGCTTGTTGGGCTTGTTTAATCCAGTAACTGCGGGGCTTTAAGGCGAGTTTTCGAATCTTAAGTTTATCTTTCTGTTTCTGCTCCTCTCGTCGTCGTTTCTTCTCTGCTGCCTTTTCCGCTTTTTCGCGTTCTTTGCTTCGTCGTTCGAGTGCTATCTTGGTTCCACACTCTGGAGAGCACCACCACTGATTGGCGAATGCAGGGTGAAACCATTCCCGACATTCATCGTTTTTACATCGTCTTCGCGCTGGTTTAGCCATCGTCTTCTTCCTCGTGCATCGAGCTATTCGGATCGCTCATCAGTTCTGCGCAGCAGTGCTCACACACGTGAACTTCCAGCACATGCAGCTTCTGACCGCAGTTAGCGCACGTTAAAGCTCGCTCGACGCTTTCTTGTTCGTAACTTCGATTTGGGTCAATCACCTTGTTTTCCTCGCACGTTCTCTAAGCCACCGGATATCCCACAGGTGAGCCGTGTAGTTGAAGGTTTTTACGTCAGATTCTTTTGGGATTGGCTTGCGTTTATTTCTGGAGCGTTTCGTTGGAAGGTATTTGCAGTTTTCACAGATGATGTCGGTGATACTTCGTCGCTGTCGTCTCATGCCGCCCTCCTGACGCGCTGCCCGATTGCCATCAATGCCGCTTTGGATACAGTAGTAAACATCCGTCGAGGACTGATGAACGGTCGCCAAATCAGCAGCATGGAGCCTTTGCTGTTTCCCTTCTTCTCCAGCCCTGTCGATGGTTCGATAAAATTAATCCGTCCATCAGTGATAATGCGAACTTCGTCGACACTCTCCAGAGCCTTGCTGAACCATCCGACTGACATATCCTCTGGCACAAGCATCACTACCGTCTGTCGCTGTTGTATACACTGCTCAGCGGCTTTTTCCACCCACGGCCTGATATTGCTGTACGGTGGGTTATTCCAGATTGCACCGTGGCTTACCCACTCAGAATTGAGCGCGTCGTCGGCCTCAGTTAGCCAGTGAGCACACAGAGCATTTTTGTCGCTCGCTGCCGAATCCAGCCAGAATCCAAACTCAATATCCAGTGCATCAAAAAGCCAAAGCGGCGTTTGCCAGCAGTCTCTAACTTCTTTTGGTGTTTCTGATTTATGCTTAATCATGCAGCCTTTCCTTTTCGTTGTGACCATTCATACTCTCGCCGGGAGTCATCACTCCACCGCACGTTGCGCTCTGAGCCGAACCAGAACATGATTTCGATAAGCTCAGTCATGCTGGCCTTTCGCATTTTGCTGGTACGCACACCAAGCATGACAACGCCACCATCGATACCAGGAACACTTCGTTGCTCCAGTTTTTTGGTCTTAAGCCACAGGGCAGTGAACAGGTCTTTCCAGTCTTCCGGTGCCAGCCGTTGACCATGCCATAGCACCTGACGCGAAACATCGTTCAGCATCGGCCACATACGGTCATTCTGAGCTTTGCTGCGTTTGGGTTCTCTAACGTGGACTTCATGAGGTGACTTGTCGTCGATCGGAAGTGAGAGTATTGCGTCTATGGCGTTGTTTCTGATTGCTTCGTTGCGAAGCATGTATATTTGCTTCATTGTCACCTCAACTCACAAAACGCCACGCCATTTTATAGGCTCCATCCATCCCATTTTCTCTCACCAAAAATATGCCTGTGCCATTCTTCCCGCTGCCGTCTCCATAGTTCCATCATGTCTGGCTGGTTCTTTTCTCGCATTTTTCGAATCTGCTCAAGGATGAACTCTATTTGCTGCTGATTTGTCATGCTCACTCCTTCACTTTAAATTCAGGTTCCGGATTATTCTGTTGCGCTGAAACTCATTGTTGAGTTTGAACAACCGCCGAAGAACACGGTCACGCGGATAGCGTCGTGCGGCAGGTGAATGCTCATACAACTCATCAATCGGCAAACTGGACGATGAACGATACTGATACCAACGCACCAACTCTTCACGAAAATTAGCCCTGACAAGTTCAGCTATCGTACTCATTTCTTAAAGCCTCCAATTCCCTCTCCCCCAAATAAAAAGGCCTGCGATTACCAGCAGGCCTGTTACAAGCTCAGTGATGTAGATGGTCATTTAATACTCCGTCACGTTTTCCTGTCGCCACGCCTCGTCATATTCCGACTTCGGCATATTGGCGATGTAGCTATATGGCGATCCTGATTCAAGTTGCAGGAACTGGTGCGATTGCTCGTCAAGGAACAACGGGACACCACCTTCCCAACCTTCGCCGTTACGTTGTTTTTCAAGCATCAAAACAGATGCCGGAGATGCCAGTAGCTGTTCGTCCTTCTCTGACATCTTTTCACCACTCTGAACTCTCTGTAACGCTCTCTCGCGAGCCTTGTTACGCCAGATGATGAAAAGATTGTCTGTCAGGTCTGTTATCGCTCCAGAGCCTTTTACGTCCATTTTCCCGGTTGGTTTTTCTTCGCTGTCTCCTTTTCGCGAGTGAGTAACGAGAATGACGTGGGAGTTTGTTTTGTTTTTGAAGTCGCAAATCGAGTCAACAAACGCCTTCTGCCCGTTATAGTCATCGTCGCCTATGCCACATTTCATCAGGCTGTCGATGATGAATAACTGGATCCCGTATCGGCGGCGAGCGTAGTCGAATATTTCGATCAGCCTGTCGGCTTTCGCCGTTCCGGTCAGACCAAACACCCAAAGTCTCTCGTCATAAAATTTAAATGCAGAGTCAATTTCCAGCACTGGCGGCATCTTGCAGCACGTCGCCTGACGGGTAAGTCGCTTAAGGAGAATGCCTGGCTTCAGCTCAAGTGACGCGATGCAGGTCTTCACACCCTGACGCATTGCCTCAAGTGCCATATGCCCGACAACCTCGGTGTTATGCGTTGCCACATATCCTCTGGTTACATACAGGTGGCGAGGGTGATCGACCATGATACACAAGCATTCTGCATTGCCGATTTTTTCAACATTCCTGACGAATACCCCACACCCCTCGAATCGATGCGCAGTTAATCTGCCATTGAGTCGTGGTGAACGGATGGCCTCCCTGATTTCCCTTGTCAGTCGTATCCTTGCCTCATATGAATCCATCCCATGCCGCTTATCGCCCTTGTATGTGTATGTCACGCCAGTTTTAACTCGCGTCCGGCATGAACCGCCGAGTGAGTTAACCAGTTGAACAACCCCATTACGCAGTTCTTCACTTGCTGAGGAAAAACAAGCGTTCCATCCTTCTCGACATAACCATCCGTTTCAAGCAGACCACACAGCATTCCTATACGCGTTGATTTGTTTGCGGAAAAAAACACACGAGGGATGAATTTGTTTTTTGCTGTGCACCCCATTAGTCCATAAACTCGCAGGGTCTCCATGAGTGGATTTACCTGACCACGCGCCGTTGATATCAGCCAGTCCTTACCATCTCCAGAGAAGTTGTAATCAGGCAGTTCAGCCTTCATACGCTCGATCATGTATGGCTCGACGTTTGAAAACTTCACGCTCCCATTGCTAAGACTACCATCCCCGAGAAGGGAGCCGATAACCCATGCTAATGGCTCTGAGTGGTCGCCAAAGTCACCAGTTATTTCGGGTATCCTGACGCCATTTTTGTGCCTCTTCGTTTCACTCAACCGTTTCAGCTCGAAGGTGTCTATCACGCGGCGCTTCTCGCCTTTCGTGAATCCACGACTAGTGACCTCCCATAGGTGATCGCCTGCGCAATCAACATAACGACCATCTTCAAATGTGACTCGGTAAACATCTCTAACACCCTGCGGGAATATCCCGGTGACAGTTGACGGATTGCCGTCTACTGATGCCACCTGATCGCCAATTTTTACATCCCCGTGAGTAGTCCATTCACCATTAGCGAGCAGAATTGGTTCATCAAGTGGACAGGCTTTTCCGTGACCGTTCACACCATTGACCAGCGTCAACTCTGCCTCACGGAACTGGAATTTATCTGCCAGAGATTCCCACGGTGGATTAAACAGATACTGCTGCTTGCCGTAGAAAGCGTTGATAGTGTCCTGGTAAAACTCTCGCGCACTGTAGAGTTCTTCAGGATCGAAGTAGGATGCCGTGCCGATGTACTGCCAGATTTCATCCTCGGTAACACCGTTCATCAGGCATTCGTTGATGTCTTTGTACGGCAGAGTAACAAGACGGCAACGATGTTCACCGAGTCGGCTTGCGATTTCCCTTGCGGCTTCACGACCAACATCATCAACGTCCATCGAGATGAATATTTCCTCAAACCTGTCGAGGTTGTGATACTCAAACTCAATCCACTGTTGCTTAGCGCCTTTCCCGCCACCAAACGGCACGGATAACGCCGAGATGCCGTATTGCGCATAGCTCATACAATCAATTTCGCCTTCGCAAAGTACAACCGCCCTCACGCCAGCGTCCAGAGCCTGCCATCCGAACAGACAAGGTTCGCAATCACCTTCTGCCATAATGACTTTCTTCCCGTCCGGGCGCTCAGTGCTGATTCGCTTGACCTGCAACAACTCACCATCGCGTTTGTACGGAAGCACCAGTGCATCAAGTTCTCGTTCTCCATTCCACACCTTGCCGCTGACAACCTCGTAGCGCTTTACGACTTCTGGCGATATGCCACGCGATTGCAGGTACTCAAGATGGGATTCTGTTCTGGTAACGTAGCGGGCGATTTTCTTGCGGTCAGGTCTGGAGAATTTCTTCTCACGTTTGGCATCGAAATGGTGATCGTCATCCTTGATTCCGAGAAAGGCTTTCGCTTCCTGCATAGCCTGATGCAGGTTAATTCCACGACATGCCATCCACAAATCAAGCATGTCACCGCCGTCTCCCTCAGCGAAATCAGCCCATTTTTTCTTGCCGCTAAGGTTGACCTTAAGGCTGTTTCCCTTGTCACCGTTGACGTTACCGGCAACCCACTCATGCCCCTCTTTCTTGCCGTTTGGCAACAGGTGCGGAGCCACCCTGTCAACCTGCGCCCAAAGCAGGTCGCTAAGTTCACTTGGCGTCATGATTCCCTCAGATTGAGATTTTTAAACCAGAAATCGACAAACGAAATACTTAACCAGCCGTGGTTATAACCAGCGACCAGTAGCGATTTGATTTTTGATTTCATGGTTCACCTGTCGAAAAACACGTAGCCAGTTTTCGATACGGTGATTGCGGATGATGGTTTGGATTGTGGTTGAATAGTTTCTGGCTTCTCGTCGTTCCAGCGTTGACCGTTCAGGTAGCTCGATGGTAACAACCTGTCGAATCCGAACTGCTTACCATTCCTGCATGCGATGTCTTCTGCCAGCATCGTGGCAAACTCGCTTGCCGTACCCCTGGTAGTTTTACGCCATTCCCTGAACTGTGTTCTGAATGCCGAAGCCGCGTTTTTCTTCCCGGCTTTCCGCATGCCTGCACACCAGAATATTTCCTCGAATGCCTTGTCGGTTTCTTCGTGACGGTCAGATGATTTTTCACACTCCGTCCGAACACTTTCGGACATAGTGTTTTTATTATTTCTTTTTTCTTTTGTAATAGTTTCTTTTGTGTGTCCCTGTTTTGGTGACAGCGCTGTCACCGTTTTGGTGACACTTTTTGTCACCAATGCAGTGACATTATCACCAGAGTAGTGACACCCTTCGATTTGCCATTCTTCGATGTTCTTGTTAGGCCCGATTTGCTGGCCTTCGCGAAGGATAACCTTCATCGCGATAAGCTCATTCTTGGCCTTGTTTACCTTCTGTCTTGGCAGCCTGGTAATTTGAGCTAACTGACTATCAGAAATGCGATCCATCTTTTTACCGTAGCCGTATGTTTTACGGCATATGGCGTGGGCAACCTTGCTCTGATTTTTCGTTAAATCTGCGCCGATAAGCTCTTCATACAGGGCATTTGCAAGACGGGTATAACCATCTTCAACTTCTGCCACACGACGCTCCACAGGCCGTTGTGAAGGCCTTAAATGTGTTACGGTTGCAAGATTACTCATGACCTTTCTCCTTCTGCATCAGCTTCACTTTTTCCAACTCAGCCCGGAATCGACCAGGCTGCTTGAAGCTGGACAGGAAGCGATCACGTAGTATGTGTTTGTGAATTTTGTCCTGGTAAGGACTGAGTTGTTTTGTCATAATGACTCCTGTGGATTGATCCAGTAATGACCTCAGAATTCCATCTGGATTTGTTCAGAACGCTCGGTTGCAGCCGGGCGTTTTTTATTGGTGAGAATCGAAGCAACTTGTCGTGCCAATCGAGCCATGTCGTCGTCGACGACACCCCATTCAAGAACAGCAAGCAGCATTGAGAACTTTGGAATCCAGTCCCTCTTCCACCTGCTGATCTGCGACTTATCAACTCCCACAGCTTCCGCTGTCTTCTCAGTTCCAAGCATTGCGATTTTGTTAAGCAACGCACTCTCGATTCGTAGAGCCTCGTTGCGTTTGTTTGCACGAACCATATGTAAGTATTTCCTTAACAAATAAGAAGTTATGCGCATCAACTTATGCGCGTTGTATTCCCGCATTTCGGCGGGAATGAGGACCATGACTGTTAAAGAGCAATTTGCTTATGCCGCTTTGCGGTAAGCGCTTTCTTGATACTTCAGGGCGCCAGCTGTAACGACTTCCAGTCGATAGGCGTCTTTCTCTGGGATGACTTCCTTCCACTGAGAGACTGCTGCGTCGCTAATGCCTAACGCTTTAGCTACAGCACGCTGGGTTCCGAAGTGGTCGATAACATCTTTCTTGTACATAGACTCGCTCCGAAATTAAAGAACACTTAAATTATCCACTAAAGGAATCTTAAGTCAAGTTTATTTAAGATGTCTTAACTATGAAAACTCAATTGATGGGAGAGCGCATTCGCGCTCGGAGAAAAGAACTCAAGATCAGGCAGGCCGCACTTGGAAAGATGGTCGGCGTGTCTAATGTTGCCATATCTCAGTGGGAACGCTCTGAGACAGAGCCAAATGGAGAGAATCTTCTCGCCCTGGCTAATGCGTTGAAGTGTTCCCCTGACTATCTGATGAAAGGAGAGGAAAGTCTTTCAAACATTGCCTATCACAGTAGGCATGATCCAAGAGGGTCATACCCTCTGATTAGCTGGGTGAGCGCAGGATGCTGGATGGAAGCTGTAGAACCATATCATAAGCGTGCAATAGATAACTGGTACGATACAACCGTAGACTGTTCAGAAGATTCGTTTTGGTTGGACGTGAAGGGAGACTCAATGACGGCTCCGGCCGGTCTCAGTATCCCTGAAGGAATGATAATACTCGTCGATCCTGAAGTAGAGCCGCGTAACGGGAAACTGGTAGTTGCAAAGCTCGAAGGAGAAAACGAGGCAACTTTCAAGAAGTTAGTTATTGATGCAGGCAGGAAGTTTCTAAAACCACTTAACCCACAATATCCGATGATCGAGATCAACGGAAACTGCAAAATCATCGGCGTAGTTGTCGATGCAAAACTAGCAAACCTTCCATAAGGGGGCATTCGCCCCTTTTTTTATTTCCTTTAAAAATCAAAGCCAAACTTAAGTTACGAAAGAAAATTTAAGTTTTCTTCAAAAATACTCTTGACCATTAATTAAAGAGATCTTAAATTTAAGCCATCAGCAGGACGCTGGTAGCCAAACGGAACAGATTGGCAGGCTCTTTAACATTGATGGGATTGTCCCGCCGAAATGCGGGAACCAAAGAGTAGTTGGCTTTGGGGTGACGTGAAGTGCAGCTGCACGACGGCAACCGGAAGATAAGCACCCGGCGCGTCACCGCCAAAGTCAATCATCGGAGGTCAACATGACAGTAGTCATTACATATCTGGCTGACGATAACGCCAGAAATCGCCGCAGAGCACGCAGACAGGCTCAACGTGAACAGGCAATGCAAGAGCAGCGACTGGCGCGAAAAATTGCGCTAAAGCTCTCTGGTTGCGTCAGAGCAGACAAAGCAGCATCACTAGGAAGCCTTTGCTGCAAGAAGGCAGATGAATGCAGTGGAAGTATTTGCCTGCCAAACGTAGCCGTTTACGCGGCAGGCTACCGGAAATCAAAACAATTGACGGCGAGGTAATTATGGGTCAGGAAGAAAAATATGAGCTTAAAAAGCTCATTGAAGAAGACGGCATAGAAGAAATTGCAGCATTAACAACAGCTATAAAGAATATTAGGTATGCGCTAAATGCGCTTATCTCCTCATGCGACAAAAATAGCAGGGAATTTTTGATACTTGGCGCAGCTCTAGGAATAGTTGATGCGGCAACGCTTCACCTAATTACTCATGACGATATTCTTATTGAGCCGTATGAAACATTACTGCTTGTCAGGCAAAAAATGGCTGATGCCGCAGCAAATGGAGACCTTCAACTTTACATCGACTTAAGGAAAGTATTAAGGCGAATGGTCAGAACTGAAGGAGATATCCCCCTGACAAAATAAGGGGGTAAGAGGATTTTACTATTTTTCTCGCTGTAGGGGTACACGAGAACCACCGAGCCTGATGTGGTTAAAAGACAGGCATACTAATAAACACTGCACTGTGTATTCATTCCAACGAGTGAATACACGGAGCAATGTCGCTCGTAACTAAACAGGAGCCGACTTGTTCTGATTATTGGAAATCTTCTTTGCCCTCCAGTGTGAGGGCGATTTTTTATCTGTGAGGATATGAACAGATGTCAAACATCAAAAAATACATCATTGATTACGACTGGAAAGCATCAATAGAAATTGAAATCGACCATGACGTAATGACAGAGGAAAAACTTCACCAGATTAATAATTTCTGGTCAGACTCTGAATACCGACTCAATAAACACGGCTCTGTATTAAATGCTGTATTAATCATGCTGGCGCAACATGCTCTGCTTATAGCAATTTCAAGCGACTTAAATGCATATGGTGTTGTGTGTGAGTTCGACTGGAATGATGGAAATGGTCAGGAAGGATGGCCTCCAATGGATGGTAGCGAAGGAATAAGAATTACCGATATCGATACATCAGGAATATTTGATTCAGATGATATGACTATCAAAGCCGCCTGAGCGCGGCGTTACCGCATACCAATAACGCTTCACTCGAGGCGTTTTCGTTATGCAATCAAATATAAGGAGTTACCCATGATGCACTTTCAGCTCGCGGGTAGCGGCGTCATGTCCGCTTTCTACCCGCACGAATCTGAATTATCACGCCGAGTTAAACAATTAATCAGAGCAGCAAAGAAACAACTGGAGGCGTTATGCGCAATGAAATAGCCATCAATCACCAGATGCTTCGTGCTGCACAGAACAAAGCAGTAATAGCCAGATTTATTGGTGATTCAAAAATGTGGCTTGAAGCAAATAAAGCGATGAAATCAGCTATCAACCTTCCGTGGTATCGCAGGAAATGAGTTTTACAGATAACTGGTCAGACGAAGAATTCATTCGTCAGATGAAAGAATTAATCGGTAACGAAGGAGATATTCATGTCACTTGCAACCACAGTGAAGGAGAGCAAGTTACAGAGACGCATGTACACGCAGAAAGCTCTCTGGTATCGCCATAATGGTGACCGCGAAGGAATGCGGGTATGCCTTAATTTGTCCCGAGTCGAAGTATTAAATCAGCGTTATTTCCTTGGGCCGTGTCCATTCTGAGGTGAATTATGGATTTGAACAAATTCGATGAGCCATTCAGCCCTGAAGATATCGAATGGCGAATACAGCAAAGCGGTAAAACACGCGATGGCAAAGTGTGGGCTATGGTGCTGGCTTATGTCACGAACCGGGCAATCATGAAACGCCTGGACGATGTTTGCGGCAAAGCAGGATGGCGCAATGAATACCGCGATATTCCCAACAACGGCGGAGTTGAATGCGGCATATCAATCAAGATTGATTCCGAATGGGTAACCAAATGGGATGCTGCTGAAAACACGCAGGTAGAAGCCGTCAAAGGTGGTCGTTCCGGTGCAATGAAGCGTGCTGCCGTTCAATGGGGAATCGGTCGGTATCTGTATAACCTTGAGGAAGGTTTCGCACAAACATCTCTCGATAAAAAGCAGGGGTGGCACAGGGCAAAACTGAAGGATGGAACAGGATTTTACTGGCTTCCTCCATCGCTGCCGGGATGGGCAATCCCAGCATCAGATAACAAACCATCACCAGAAAATACCAACCAGAAATCTCCATCGGTTGACTGCGAACAAATCCTGAAAGACTTCAGCGATTATGCGTCAACAGAAACTGACAAGAAAAAACTCATCGAGCGTTATCAGCGTGACTGGCAATTAATGGCTGGCAACGAGGAGGCGCAGGCTAAATGCGTTCAGGTAATGAACATCAGAGTTAACGAACTAAAACAGGCGGCATAAATGGCAAGCAGAGGCGTAAATAAGGTGATTATCCTTGGTCGGGTAGGACAAGACCCGGAAGTTCGATACTCACCATCAGGAACAGCGTTCGCTAACCTGACAATAGCCACGTCAGAACAATGGCGAGATAAAAATACTGGCGAGCAAAAGGAATTGACTGAATGGCATCGTGTTGCTGTATCCGGGAAACTGGCTGAGGTCGTTGGGCGGTATGTGAAAAAAGGTGATCAGATTTATTTCGAGGGAATGCTGAGAACCAGAAAGTGGAAAGACCAGTCAGGGCAAGACCGTTACACAACCGAGGTTCATGTCGGAATTAATGGCGTGATGCAAATGCTTGGCGGCATTGGCGACAGCAAACAACAAGCAGCCAGCAGGCAATCACAGAAGCCACAGCAGCAATCATCACCAGCACAACACAACGAACCTCCGATGGATTTTGACGACGATATACCCTTTGCACCAGTAACTCTCCCCTTCCCTCGTCACGCTATTCACGCAATTTAATCAGGAGAAAAACATGCCAGCGCCTTTGTATGGTGCGGATGACGCGCGCCGCTGTTCCGGCAATTCCGTATCGGAGGTGCTGGATAAATTCAGAAAAAACTACGATCGGATAATGTCGCTACCGCAGGAAACGAAAGAGGAAAAGGAATTTCGCCACTGTATATGGCTTGCAGAGAAAGAAGAGCGCGAGCGAATTTACCAGACATCAATCCGACCATTCCGCAAAGCCACATATACCCACTTCTCTGAATATATCGACCCGCGCCTGCGTAATTACCGCTCACGCTATGGCGCTATCAGTAATGACTGAGGAATTAACAATGAAAACAATGAAGCTAAACATCGACCTCGGAAAATACGTTATTACCGGAACCAAACACGACCTGATTCTTAGCGAAAGAGGAATTATCAAAGAAGGCGAGAATGCAGGGAAAGAAACACTAAGCCGTATCGGTTATTACAGCAAGTTTGAGCATCTGGTCAAAGAGTTATGCAACCGTGAAATCCTGTTATCTCAGGCGCAGACGCTACAGGATATTCAGCAGCATATCGAGACTTTAGGTGTATCACTTAGCATGGCTATTGACCAGTTCGTGGAGAGTAAATCATGAGAGGACTTGCATACAATCCCGGCATTCTTCCGGCAGAAATGATTATTCGCCAACGCGTAAAGCCAATGCCATCGAGAGAAGAATTGCTTAAGAGAAATTCTTTTCCATCAGTGAATCAAAACAAATATCTGAATGCGATGTTGCGGAGTGGGAAGAAATGAAACAAATGACACTAATTGAGATGGATGGATTTCTGAAAGGTAAATGCATCCCACGAGATTTAAAGGTTAACGAAACAAACGCTGAATATCTTGTCCGTAAGTTCGGTGAACTTGAATCAAAACTCAACGAGCAGCGTGAATATTACGAAGGTGTTATCTCTGATGGGAGTAAGCGTATAGCAGAGTTACAAAGTGGTTCTCAGGTACAAAAGTTAGTTGAAGCAATCATTGTTGCGATAGAAAACGAACAGGAACGTCTTTTTGATGAAGATTACCTAATGGATTCGAAAGAATGCATTGACGTAATTCGTGAAGAAGTAAAGCGATGGAATGATTCCCGCGCCGCTGGCATTCGCATCAAAGGAGAGTGAGATGAAGCGAGAAATTATCAATTTCATCAATCCAGGTAACTGCTGCCCTGGTCATGACAAATACCCATGTGACAAATACAAAAATAGGCGTTCAGTTCGCCAACGCGCACTCGGTATTAAAAAAGAGCATCGACATGTGAGAAGAACCGTCCGTCAGGAATTGCTATTAAATATTGGTGAGGACTAACACATGACCACTATTACCAGAGAACAAGCTCTGAAAATTATTGAGGCAGCCGATGAGGTTATTAGTGCGCTTGCCGGAACTAACGAGGATGTTCACCCTGGTAGCGATAACATGCTACGTCTGTGGGATGACCTGAATGACCGTTACGCGCCGCCGGAAGTTGTGCGCGAACTGGCGCGGATTGCACTGGCATCGCTGGAAGCAGAGCCGGTGGCTTATATTTTCAAACATCCGGCCGGGAAATTATTCTGGGCTTTAACGGATGAAAGCAATAAAGAGCAAGCGGACGTTATTCCTGTTTATGCTGCCGCGCCTGCGTCGGTTGTGCCGGATAATGCATCAGAGCCTCTTGCTTATGCTTACAAAGAGCTTACGCCTGAGATTATGCGCAACCATTTAGCTGTATTCGAGCGATATGGAATAGCCCCAAACGATAGCTCTACCACAATTCAGGCACTGCGAATCGCGCTGGATGGCATAGAGCGGAGCGACGCCATGCTTCATGGTGCCGAAACTGTAAGCCAAACTTACAAGTTGCCTCCCCTGTCATCCAGCGAAGTAAACGACGCGGCATGGAAATTACACAACATGCTGACTGAACACGGCCTGCTAAATGGGCGTCAGTTCAACAATCTGAAAGGTTGCTTCTATGAGGCATTAAAGGTCGCAATGCGCAACTATCCGGCAACTCCGGATAGTTGGATAAGCTGTAGTGAGCGAATGCCGGATACCAAAACAGCCGTTCTTGTTGCCGTGGAGTTTGACAGGAAAGGTGACTGGCGAATGAAATGGGCGACTTACATCCCGGGGCATCCTGAACCGCCCCGGGAATCCTGGAGACTAAACTCCCTGAGAAAGAGGTAAACAGGATGACTAAAAATACTCGTTTTTCCCCCGAAGTCCGTCAGAGGGCGATTCGTATGGTTCTGGAAAGTCAGGGCGAATATGACTCACAGTGGGCGGCAATTTGTTCCATTGCCCCAAAGATTGACTGTACACCGGAGACTCTGCGTGTCTGGGTACGCCAGCATGAGCGGGATACCGGAGGCGGTGATGGCGGGCTCACCACCGCTGAACGTCAGCGTCTGAAAGAGCTGGAACGTGAAAATCGTGAACTGCGCCGCAGTAACGATATCCTTCGCCAGGCTTCCGCTTATTTTGCGAAGGCGGAGTTCGACCGCCTCTGGAAAAAGTGATGCCACTGCTGGATAAGCTGCGTAAGCTGTACGGGGTCGGACCGGTATGCAGTGAACTACATATTGCCCCGTCAACGTATTACCACTGTCAGCAACAGCGACATCATCCTGATAAACGCAGTGCCCGTGCGCAGCGCGATGACTGGCTGAAGAAAGAGATACTGCGCGTATACGATGGGAATCATCAGGTATACGGTGTGCGTAAAGTCTGGCGTCAGTTGTTACGGGAAGGAATCAGGGTAGCCAGATGTACAGTGGCGCGCCTCATGGCGGTTATGGGACTTGCCGGTGTTCTCCGGGGTAAAAAGGTCCGCACTACCGTCAGCCGGAAAGCCGTTGCCGCAGGCGACCGCGTAAACCGTCAGTTTGTGGCAGAACGTCCTGACCAGTTGTGGGTGGCTGATTTTACTTACGTCAGCACATGGCAGGGGGTCGTCTATGTGGCGTTCATCATTGATGTGTTTGCCGGATACATCGTGGGGTGGCGGGTCTCATCGTCTATGGAAACGACATTCGTGCTGGATGCTCTGGAGCAGGCGTTATGGGCCCGTCGACCGTCCGGCACAGTCCATCACAGTGATAAAGGTTCTCAGTATGTATCGCTGGCCTACACACAGCGGCTTAAGGAAGCCGGATTACTGGCATCAACAGGAAGTACTGGTGACTCGTATGACAACGCGATGGCGGAGAGCATCAATGGCCTTTACAAAGCGGAGGTAATACACCGTAAGAGCTGGAAAAACCGGACAGAAGTGGAGCTGGCCACACTCACGTGGGTGGACTGGTATAACAATCGACGATTGCTGGGAAGGCTGGGCCATACTCCTCCGGCAGAAGCAGAAAAAGCTTATTATGCTTCCATCGGAAACGATGATCTGGCAGCCTGAGTTCACAGATAAAACACTCTCCAGGAAACCCGGGGCGGTTCATCCTGACGCTAATGATGGGTGGATAATTCCTGGTGCGTCGTGGAAACCGTCACACTGGATGCCGCTACCAGAGCCTCCACTTTGAAAGCGAAGCTTATACATATCTTTTACATCAGCAATCTATTGTTAATCTCCAATCAATGTTACGTTGTCATCTCACTCATGCTTTGGAGGTAGTGATATGTCTTGTCCAAAATGCGGTTCTGGAAATATTGCAAAAGAAAAAACAATGCGTGGATGGTCTGGTGATTATGTGTGCTGCGATTGCGGATACAACGACTCTAAAGACGCATTTGGAGAGCGTGGTAAAAACGAGTTTGTTAAAATTAATAAAGAACGCGAAGGCAACGAAAAAAGCTAATTTATTTATTCATATATGAAAACAATGTAACCAATATTCGATTTGAAGAACTGAAAGAACACCAAGCCGCCTGATGGCGGTTTTTTATTGGAGACAAGAAATGTCAGATTTGGCTATGAAGGTTTTGAAATGGCAATCGACTGGCGATGTTGGCATCAGTAGCGCAACTCTTGCCTCAATCGCATGTGGACTGAAAAAGAATATCTATGGTCATCACTTCGGCGCTCCACATGACGCAGCCGATTTCCGGCGATGCGTTGCACTTGTTGAGCAGATTCCAGAAATCAGAGATTCATTCGACAAGGTTGCAAAGCGCGTTCCGGCATTCAAAGGCATCCTCAACGAATGGGATTCTCTCGTTGCTCTGTTGAAGTCTGAAATGAAGATACACGGAAACAAAGCACCAGAGACTTACAGAAGAATCAGCGAGCTACGCAAGGACTAACCACAGTCTCACACTCGATGAGGCCTGTTCATTTCTCAAGATATCCAGACCTACCATTGCTGCATCAATGCGGCTTTTTATTGCCTGATTTGCAGGTTCGATTCCCTATTCGGAGATAGCACTCATGCAACACGAACTACAACCTGATTCACTGGTTGATTTGAAATTCATCATGGCTGATACTGGCTTCGGTAAGACCTTCATCTATGACCGGATTAAGTCCGGCGACCTGCCAAAAGCCAAAGTTATCCACGGACGAGCAAGATGGTTATATCGTGACCATTGTGAATTCAAAAATAAGCTCTTAAGCCGCGCCAATGGGTAAAATAGCGGGTAAAATATTTCTCACATCTAAAAAACACCATTCCAATCAATCCCCTGCCGCTTCAAGTAGATGTCTGCAGGGGACACCAGATACCCTTCAAACGAAATCTACCTTCACCCCGTAAAAGATGGGTTTGGCAGCACACTTGCCTTATATCTACTCATTTTTACTGCAACAGGTTGAAATCTCAGCACTGTCAGAAAGCGCTGATGACTAAACAGCCCTGAGCCGGGCGATGTAACCATCACACAGAATCCTGATAGCGAAATATGGCGTGACTCGATACTTCACTCCGCAATGCATTCCTTGATGAATTCGCAGGACCGTGATACACGGGACAGGTCACTGAATGACGACAATGTCCTGGAAACCAGCGAACCGCGCATCTGAAGTACATTTGAGCGACTGTACCAGAACATGAATGAGGCGTTTGGATTAGGCGATTATTAGCAGGGCTAAGCATTTTACTATTATTATTTTCCGGTTGAGGGATATAGAGCTATCGACAACAACCGGAAAAAGTTTACGTCTATATTGCTGAAGGTACAGGCGTTTCCATAACTATTTGCTCGCGTTTTTTACTCAAGAAGAAAATGCCAAATAGCAACATCAGGCAGACAATACCCGAAATTGCGAAGAAAACTGTCTGGTAGCCTGCGTGGTCAAAGAGTATCCCAGTCGGCGTTGAAAGCAGCACAATCCCAAGCGAACTGGCAATTTGAAAACCAATCAGAAAGATCGTCGACGACAGGCGCTTATCAAAGTTTGCCACGCTGTATTTGAAGACGGATATGACACAAAGTGGAACCTCAATGGCATGTAACAACTTCACTAATGAAATAATCCAGGGGTTAACGAACAGCGCGCAGGAAAGGATACGCAACGCCATAATCACAACTCCGATAAGTAATGCATTTTTTGGCCCTACCCGATTCACAAAGAAAGGAATAATCGCCATGCACAGCGCTTCGAGTACCACCTGGAATGAGTTGAGATAACCATACAGGCGCGTTCCTACATCGTGTGATTCGAATAAACCTGCATAAAAGACAGGAAAAAGTTGTTGATCAAAAATGTTATAGAAAGACCACGTCCCCACAATAAATATGACGAAAACCCAGAAGTTTCGATCCTTGAAAACTGCGATAAAATCCTCTTTTTTTACCCCTCCCGCATCTGCCGCTACGCACTGGTGATCCTTATCTTTAAAACGCATGTTGATCATCATAAATACAGCGCCAAATAGCGAGACCAACCAGAAGTTGATATGGGGACTGATACTAAAAAATATGCCGGCAAAGAACGCGCCAATAGCATAGCCAAAAGATCCCCAGGCGCGCGCTGTTCCATATTCGAAATGAAAATTTCGCGCCATTTTTTCGGTGAAGCTATCAAGCAAACCGCATCCCGCCAGATACCCCAAGCCAAAAAATAGCGCCCCCAGAATTAGACCTACAGAAAAATTGCTTTGCAGTAACGGTTCATAAACGTAAATCATAAACGGTCCGGTCAAGACCAGGATGAAACTCATACACCAGATGAGCGGTTTCTTCAGACCGAGTTTATCCTGAACGATGCCGTAGAACATCATAAATAGAATGCTGGTAAACTGGTTGACCGAATAAAGTGTACCTAATTCCGTCCCTGTCAACCCTAGATGTCCTTTCAGCCAAATAGCGTATAACGACCACCACAGCGACCAGGAAATAAAAAAGAGAAATGAGTAACTGGATGCAAAACGATAGTACGCATTTCTGAATGGAATATTCAGTGCCAT